GAAATGTAGATACTAATTGAAAAGTGCGCTGTATTCTAATTGAAAAGAGCTCCATCCATAACTTGTTACAAAATTACTATAAGTTTAAAATATTCATTTATCTTGTCTCATTTTTTGTGTTTCCTTAAGCCTATAAGACAGTCCGGTCATATTAACCAGATAAGCTTTATGTGTAAGCCTGTCAACCATTGCCGCCACAAGCACCTTGTCCTTTATGATTTCATTCCATCTGTTAAAAGCCAAATTAGTAGTAATGATTGTAGCCTTTTTTCCGGCTCTTAACGACAGGTGGTTAAAAAGCAGTTCTCCTCCTTCCTTGTCACAACTGACATATCCGAACTCATCACAGATGACCAGATCGTATTTTTCAAACCTTAATTGTAGCGTCCTCAGTGTCTTTGCTGATTTAGCCTCCCTTATCTGGGTAAGCAGGACCGGCACTGAAGTAAACAATACGGTAAAGTCCTGTTGGCAGGCCTTTATTCCTAAAGCCGTAGCAATATGCGTCTTTCCCGTTCCCGGATTTCCATACAGGACCAGGTTTCTTCCCTGTCTGATGAAGTCCAGTGTCTCCAATTCAGGTAATATTACCTGTGCCTCTTTGGGCATGTCTTCCATAACAAGCTCATGCAGATACTTCATTTGTGGAAATCCCGCAGATCTTATCCTTGATCTTCTTCTACACTCCCTTCTCCTGGCGCTTTCCTTTCCAAGCAATTCCGTCAAGAACTGCAGATGGTTCCAGTTTTCTTCAGCTGCCAATGAAAGGGTGCATTCCAGTTCCTCTTTAAAGGCCAGAAGCTTCAGTTCTGCAGCATAGTCATAAATGGTTTCTTTTTCTGATTTCATATATTATAAACTTAAATGGTTGGTATTATATCATGCACTTCATTGTATCCTGTCATGAGCGCCGTGATGCCTTCAAGCATATCCACAGCTTCTCTTTCTATATTCTCCTGTTGTACCGGGAGAACAGGCGGTTCCATGGTTTCTTCTGTCTCTCCCTGTACGCTACCATGCAGCATGGCCTTTACCTGGTCCGGAGATATCTTTCTGACACCACGTCCGGTCAGCTCCTTGCATGCCGTGACAATGTCTGTTCCGGAAAATCCATTTTTTCGGGCATAGTCCAGCAACAGAACAAACGTCCTGTTGTCCTCCTTGAAATGGATGTCATACAGCCTTCTCAGTTCTTCCGGTGCTCTTTGCCAAACCACAGAGTGGGGCAATGCCCCCGGTTTACGGGAAAGTGTACGCAAATAGTGCTCCAGCTTGATGCACCAGTCTCCACCGCAATAACTGCGTTGATGAGAGGCCACTTTCTCCTTCCCGTACAGGATGACGATTTTTTCACTATAAACCTTGACATGTACTTTTTCTCCCACAAGAGAATCAGGTACGGAATAATGGACATTTTTCATGCTGATAGTTGACCATTTATCCACAATGTACTCATAGACCTCAAAACAGCCCAGATTACCGGGAAAAGGCTTCAGCGATGACAGGTCAGCTTCCAGACGTGATGTTTTCTCCGCTGTTGAAAGACTGCCTTGCTCGTTGTTGACCTGCATACATACCCGGTTTAAATGCTCCTGGGCAGAATGTATATCACCAAAATGGTCTGTCAGGCAGAAAGCTTTCCTTCTGACATATTCCACGCTGCGCTCTACATGTCCTTTCTCCCATCCGGCCCGTACATTACAGAAACGGTACTCAAAACAATAGAAACCGGACATCTTCATCAAAGCTTCTGTAGGTTTCTTATCACCACCGACAAAGCTCTTGACGGCTACACGCATATTGTCATAGACCATCATGGCGGGGACACCATGTATATCCCTGAAAAAGTTACGGTGGGATTCCATGAAGGCAAGCGTATTCTGATGCCTGAAAAGATAGGCGTATCTGCCATTGCTATGCCCGAAAGTGAATACGGCCAGATAAAACTTGGTTTTGACGCCGTCAATAAAAAGAAGAACTTCACCCCAGTCAAACTCGGCAATGCATCCAGGCTCATAGAACAACCGGATAAAGGTTTCGCTCTTTTTCTTCTCTTTGTATGACTCTATATTTTTTATATAACTGCATACTGTGGCGTAACTGATGGTGTATCCTTGAGATAACAGAAACTGGTGGATATCCTTTTTCAACATGCGCTGTTTGCGAAGTCCGGTAGCTATCTTAACGGCATTCTTCTTCAGGCAAAATCCTATCTTATCCTTAATCTCTTGTGTGAGCCGGCGAGGACGGCGTCTGGAACTGTCATACCTGGGCTGGATGGTAAGCAAATCACTCAAAGCCTCTTCTGGATTGTCCGTGCGGATGGCTGATTCGTACTTTGAAAGAATATTGTCAACGGTATGACGGCTGACATGAAGTTCACGAGAGATACGCCGTTTGCTATAACCGCATACTCTATACATGTGTATTATTGATTGTCTTTCTACCATAGTCTTCATTTTACCTTTGCATTTGGATTATACAAAGGTCATTATACTTATCCTATGGTGGCGCAATTTTCAACTGGAATATTGGCGCACTTTTCAATTAGTATCTACATCGGAACCTCAATCGTTGTCAAATTATGACCAAACTACCTTACCGTCAGGCAATGCTGATGAAACATACGGCATGGATGAATACCCGCTTAATCGAGCGGGGCCCCCGGCCGGAAGACGAGCGGTACGTGCCGCTCGCGGTGCGGATGCTGACGCTGGTCGGATGTCTGAATTACGCGATGCTCGACCTTGAATCCGAACTTACGGCCTCCGGCTTGTTCCGCCACGAAACCAAACGCCGTTATACGCAGGCCCGGACTTTGGTCGCGCAGGCTCACGGCATCGCGTGGTCGATGCTTCGCAAGATCGACGACCGGGCCGCCCGGCAGTACAACGACAAGACAGACGAGGCGTATCGGACCATCAGCGGCTGCATCCTGTTGGAGGCTCCTCAAAGGTCTTACAACATCGTGTTGTCACTGTGCCGGATCATCAGCTCTCTCAACGGTCGGATTTCGGGTCGCTACGACTTCAACCCGGCCAAACCTCTTGTACGCATCCCGGCTCTGTTGGAGTGTACCGGGATCGAGGATTACAGGATCGACGAGATTATCGAATTGAATTTAACAGATTAAAGAAAATGAAAGTAATCGTTACCTTCTCAGGAGGTAAGGACAGCCTTGCGGCGCTGTTGTGGGTGCGCGAGCATATTACCAAGAACTTTACCACCGTGTTCTGCGATACGGGTTGGGAGCATCCACTGACCTATGAGTATATTAACCGTATCGCCGACAAGCTGCACCTCGACTTGGTAACATTGAAGTCGAAGAAGTACGACGGGATGGTCGATCTTGCGCGGCAAAAAAAGCGCTGGGCCTCGACGCGGGCGCGGTTCTGCACGATAGAACTCAAAACCAAACCGACGATTGACTATGTGCTGGACGAAGTTCAGGACAATATGCTGATGATTCAGGGCATCAGAGGCGCGGAATCTCCGGCGCGAGCCAAGATGTCGGCGCAATGTACGTACTTCAAATATTATTTCGAGCCCTACGGTTATGACAAAAACGGTAAGCCGAAGAAGCACAGCTACCGTGGTAAGGATGTCCGGGCATTTCGGGAAAAGTTCGCCGACGATTTGCTTCGGCCCGTGTTCGACTGGTCGGCGCAGCAGGTGATCGATTACATCCTCGCCGCAGGGTTAGAGCCGAATCCTCTCTACCGGATGGGCTATAAGCGCGTCGGCTGCTGGCCGTGTGTGATGGCAAACCAGCGCGATATTCTCAATATCGCCCAACAATCTCCCGAGCGTATAGCGGAAATAGCAAACTTCGAAAGAGAGTTGCACTCTTCTTTTTTAGGCCCGGATAAGATTCCCTCCTACGCAATTACCAGCGGAGAGAAATATCCGACAATAAACGATGTCGTGCGCTACGTCCAATGGCAGAACGCGACGGGCAGTTTGTTCGACGACGATACGGCGACCAGTTGCATGAGCTTTTACGGATTGTGTGAGTAAACAATAAAATAAAAATAAAATGAAAAAATACACACAGGCAGATTTCGATGCCTTTGAGGTGATCGACGGAATCAAACAATGCCCCTCTGGAGATTACAGTGATATACAAGTATTCAGCGATAGGTGCTCTTTCGGTGAGGATTGCTCTTTCGGTGAGGAGTGCTCTTTCGGTGAGGATTGCTCTTTCGGTGAGTATTGCTCTTTCGGCAAGTGGTGCTCTTTCAGCAAGCAGTGCTCTTTCGGTGAGGATTGCTCTTTCGGTGAGGAGTGCTCTTTCGGTGAGGAGTGCTCCTTCGGCGAGTGGTGCTCTTTCGGCAAGTGGTGCTCTTTCGGTGAGGATTGCTCTTTCGGTGAGGAGTGCTCCTTCGAAGGGAAAGGCGAATATATCGGCGATTATCCTTTCCTGGCTTTTGTCGGATTCGGCTCTCGGATTGGCAGCAAGGTTTACTTTTTCAACCTGCAAGACGGCATTTATGTCCGTTGCGGCTGCTGGCTGTCGGATATAGCCGGGTTCCGGGAGAGAGTGAAGGCGAAGAATGCCGATGCGATGTACCTGGATTTATGCGATCTGGTCGAGAGGAAGTTTAACAGGAAAAATTCGAAATAACTATGCGGGCGAACGAATATCAGACACGCGCGATGAGTACACGGCTGCCGAGTTGCGGGAATGCGATCTATATGCTTTTCGGCCTGATGGCCGAGGTGGGCGAAATCGCCGATAAGATCGCCAAATGGCGCCGAAAGGGAGTGTGCCGGCTGGATATGGATCATTTGGTCTTCAATACGGGCGATTTGCAAGAGGCGGAGGGTTACAAATCCGAGCTGATGAAAGAGGTCGGGGATTGTGCGTGGTTTATCGCGGGCATTGCCGATTGCTTCGGCTTCACGCTCGAAGAGGTCATGCAGCAGAACCTCGACAAACTCGCCAGCCGCCGCGAGCGCGGCGTGATCGATGGAAACGGGGATAACCGATGATCGCTTATGACCCACGCCTCTCTTTTCAGCGGGATCGGCGGGTTCGATCTGATTGCAGATTTTAAAACGATAAACGAATACGAGAAGATATGACAAATCAAGTAACAAGCATCGAGCAATCGAAGCGGCTGCTGGAACTGGGCGTGCCGGCGGAGATGGCCAGCATGGTATGGGATACTATATCCCTTGCGTCACATCCAATATTGAGGGAATGGGACACAAGTACGGATACGAAACGTTGGCAGGTAGATCGTGTTGGCCATGTACCTGCCTTCACGGTCGCGGACTTGCTGGGAGCGTTGCCAAGTCATTGCCGAATGCCCGACGGAGCGTGGATCAATATGGAGATAGGGAAATGGGAGGACATCTGGTGCCTCTCGTACTACCAGATGGCCTCCGGAAGCGATGAGGTACTGTGTGGCGGCGCAGGAAGGGAATACTACTTATCGGTACAGTCGACACAGCTTATCAACCTGCTGTACGGAGCGGTCGAGTGGCTTTTATCAAAAAAGTGCAAATTGAAGATATGAAAAAGATAATGTTCAACGATCTTTACGGGTAGTTTACGAATTTGAGTTGGTGAAACAACGAGATTCGATGCAAAACTTTGAAACCTTTCAAACATTTTGAAATATGAGAGAAATTAAATTCCGGGGCAAGCGCCTCGACAACGGGGAGTGGATCGAGGGCGATCTTCTTCGAATGCTTGACCATTGGTTTATATTCCCCGATCCTGCGCCGGAAGGGATTGATAAATACGAATTATAAATTGTATGGATATTACGAAAATGACAGCAGCACAACGCGCCGAACTGAAGGCGCAGCTTGAGGCCGAGGAGCGTGCCGAGAAACAGAAACGCGAAGAGAGTATTGCCGCATACAAGTCGTCGGTGGATGAGTTCTGCCGCAGCAAGTTTAGCCGGTTGCAGGCGTTGAGCGAGGAGATGCGCCGGTTGAAAGAGGAGGTTTTCGGCGATGCCGAAACGCTGATCGCGCTTAAGGATGAGTTGTTCCGGACCAAATCGGACCGACACAGCAATCAATTCACGACTTCCGACGGCAAGATCACCGTGGCACTCGGTTATCGCACCAACGACGGCTGGGACGATACGGTGAATGTCGGGGTCGATAAGGTCAAAACGTTCATCAAATCGCTGGCCAAAGACGAGGATTCGGCGGCTTTGACCGAGATGGTCATGAATCTGCTGGCGAAGGATCGCAAGGGAAATCTGAAGGCCAGCCGCGTACTGCAACTGCGCGAAATCGCCCGCAAATCAGGCTACCCGCAACTGATCGAGGCCACCGACATCATCCAGAACGCCTACCGGCCCGTCGATACCTGTCAGTTCATTTCGGTATCCTACAAGGACGACAAAGGTGTGAAACAAACATTGCCGCTCTCGTTGGCGGCCATGGAGTAGTCCCGAACGGTTGTCTGCAGCGGTTCGATTCCGCCGCCGAGAACATTGCCGGAAAGTAACAAATTTTGTAGCTTTGTATGTGTTTAACTAAAAATATAATTTTATGGATCTTTATTTCGTAATTCTTGGAATTCTGTTTTTCATTTTTGGACTCCTCCAAATTATTCTGTTTTTCAAATTATGGGCTATGACCAACAATGTAAAGAAGATTGCACAAGGCAATGATTCTCCGCATGTTGATTGGCAACTTCGGGCTTGTGTTTTAACTGGAGATATGGATCGCGCCAAGAAATTGATAATTGAAGATTTTGTCGAAAAGGTGCGATTACATGTTATCCAACACGGGCCGTCCGACTACATAGGAACGATAAAGCAGGAGTGCCGGGCCAGATTCAAGGCAATCGGAAAACAGATGCCTGAAGCCATTGAAAAACTCCAGAATGGAGCAAATGTCATTCAGTTGATACCATAATTATCCCGTTTTTATATGCGATAATTCTTATTCCTGTCCCGAGATTCGATGTAAATATGTATAGAGTGCGTTTTATTTTGCAAAGGCCCGGCTATCGCAAACGCTATCTCGAAGGCCTTTATCGACCAAGAGGTAATCTCTCGGTCGATGCGATGCGCAAAGCCTGTCAGGAGGAACTCCGGCAATATTTGGAGGCACAAGATCCGGAATATCGTAAATTCGACATAAAACTCACATATTTCAACCGTCTTCGCATTGATTTTCTACTGAATGTGGGGATTGTTTGATAACATAAAAACGCTGCCAAGAATCGAAAATCGGCAGCGTTTTTGTTTCCTCCAGTGCAAAATTTCGTATCTTTGCAATATGGGTAACACGTCAGACAATCAACTCATTCTTTTCCACTGCCCGACCATTGAGAAAGCCGGGAACCGGCGGCGTACACGTTCTCTGCCCCGTTCGGGAGATGGAAACATCACGTCGCGTGCAGACCGAATCGCCAAGCGCAACCGCCTCCTGACGGCCCGTTATTACTACTGGACAGAGTTGGAGCGGCGACGTTTCGACGATGTGCTGAAGATCCTTGCCGACAATGAATTTTTCGTCGAGGACCGTACGATCAGCAACGCCCTGGTCGCCGAGGACGAGTTCTACAACAAGCTGATCCGTCAACGTACGACCAAACGCCAGTTGCGTCGGATGTTTCCCGGGTTCGACTGGGGTTAATCCATAAACTCCGATTCGTAGATCATCCGGAATATTTTCAATCCGTTCGACCTATTCTCCGTTAAGACCGACACCCGGGATGTCGGATTGATCTTGCGTCCGAAAGACCACCATTGAAGCGCCTTGTGTATATTCTGCAGGGTGTCGTACTGTTGAAGCGCTTTTTCACGACTCTCTTGCGGTGCGGATGCGTTTGCCGTACCCCAGACGTTGAATGCCACTTGCAGTTGAAATCTCACACGCACGCGTTGTTTTCCGGCCATGTGGGTCGTGCATTGCGGGTAGCTCATCTCGACCAGGCAGCAGGGGAAGGCCACCGGAGGCCGTTCCGAAACATTGAGTTGTCCCTGATCCGAATCGATCCATCGCAATTCGGGGACTTTGTTTTTCAGCTGATCGCACAGGGCGATGAAGAGTTCTTTTTCCATAATCAGTTGTTTAATACGGATTCCACATAAGTCTCGATTCTTTTTTGCAGCTCGGTTTCGAGTTCCCGGGCGTCGCCGATAAACTGTCGCCGGGGAATGTTCACCCTTCGGGTGTGCTGCCGAACGCTCTGATCACCCCGGCGCGTGTGCCGGATATGGGCCGGAACCGCAACCGCACCTTTGAATCCTTCGTTGTGTACCCGGGCATAGTCCACTTTCTCGTTTCCGGCCGCGATGACGATCCGCCCGGGCGTGACCACGACAGGCCGGATGCTGTTGAGCAAAGCTCCGGACTGCACGAGCAGTGACCCCGATTGTTTGGGGACCCGGGGTGGTGCCCACGGATTCCCGTCAAAGGCCTTGTGCCGGAACGTGTCCTGGAAATATCCGACGGATGTTTCAGCGACGATTTCAGCCGTTCCCTGCAGGATCTCCTCCATACGCTTCTCGAGGAGTTTGTCGATTTCTATTTTCATAAAAATTGTAGATACTAATTGAAAAGTGCGCTGTATTCTAATTGAAAAGAGCTCCATCCATAACTTGTTACAAAATTACTA